GAACTTCGTTGGGTTGGCTCCAACGGACACGGAATCGTAAGCGCCGGACTTGAGGAGCGCGACGGCGTCGCGGCTGGCCCGCGTGTCGGCCAGCGTTGCTTCAAACTCAAGACCGGCTGCGGTGTCAGTCAACTTGTTGACGACGCCGCGAAGCTGTGTCAGGTCGTGGTTTTCAACAAGTTTGGCGGCCTTTTGGTTGACGTCAAAAGCGCCAGGCAAGAAACGGACTTTTTGGCCGCCGGCGACGGTCGCGGTGACGTTCCACGGTACAGCAACGCCAGAGATTTTCGGCGCATAGTTTTCTTCGTCGTCTTTCATCGCTGTGAGCTGTGCGGCGGCGGTGAAACGGATTGTGCGGTTGGGTGCGGCCGCGTCGACCGAGTATTCACTGACGTACAGCGCGGCGAGCTGCTCAAGCGCGGCGTCAATGTCGCGGTGGCAGCCTTCGACGGTGCCGTCGTCGTGTTTAACGACCGCGAAGCCGGAGCACTCGGGGTTTTCTGTTTCAATATGCCAAGGCATTATTCAAGCTCCATTTCGTCCTCGGGCAGATCAGGCGCGGGCGCTTCGCGCTGAATCTCGGGCTCTTCAATCATGAATTGCTCTAGGTATTCTTCGACGTCGAATTGGACGTGGCGGCCGTTCGGCAAAACGTCATTCATTGACAAGCGCTCTTGGATTGAGTGCAGCACAGGCCGAGCTCCGAAGAGAATCAGGTCTTGGCGTGACTGTTGCGCGTTTTGGTAGGTCATGCCAGATTGATCGATGCCGAGCAAATAACCGGGAATGTCAAGCAGGCGGGCCATCTCAAGCGCCTGGTATTTGCGTGATTCCACGAGCTGCAGTTTGCTCGGATCGGATGAAAACTCTTTCCATTCAACCGCGCTGTTCAATGCGCCGATCGCGGACACGCGGCGGGCGTTTGCCCAGGCTCCGGCGAGTTCGCCGAGCTCTTCGGATGACATTGGTTCCGAGTTGCTGGTTTGCTGGAGGTATCCGGCGGCGATTTCGGTTGCGGAAAATCGTTCGGCCGCCTGATCGAGGCGGAGCGCGACACCGACGGCGCGGCGGCCCGCGTAGACGATGCCTTGGTTCGGTGACAAAAACGTGATGACGTTAGACACGTCAAGCGGCAAGCCGTTGAACTCGAGGTCGTCGGGCATGCCGAACCATTCGGGCGACGCCGGCATGGTGGTGGAATAGACCATGTTGGCGGGCAGCCATTGGAACGTCGCGGGGAAGCCGGTCGAGTAGCGGGACGTAACGGCCCAGTGTGCGCGGCCGTACATGATGAGATCGCGGGCGGTTTTGCCCATGATGAACTGGCGCGTCACTTTTGGATCGGGTCGGCTCATCCATGTTTCGCCTTGGACCCAAATTTTTTCGTACTCTTCGCCGCCCCATTGAAGGACGTAGGACTTGAGATCAAGGGTGCCGACGACGGTTGTGATGAGCGAAACGGCTCGGGCAATTGTGGGGACAGATAGGGCAGCTTCCTCAGAAGCCCCAACGCTGTAACTGTAAAACTGCCCTATCTGCGATGCGCCTGCAGCTGCGCCAACGGGGGACGAGGCGAAAGCCGGGGCTTCGATCTTTTTGCGGAAAAGACCCACGTTCGGATTGTGACTCGCAAGAATTGCGAACGCAAGCGTTTCGAAGAAAGATAGAAACTGATCCCCTACCTGGCGAAGGCAATGGCGGCGCGGGTTTTTTGCTGTGGTCGAGCGACCAGGGCGGCGGCCCAAATCATGCAGCGGGCCAACGTAATGAGACCAGGCGACTTTTGTGACGACAACACAAAGCCTGCGGCGGTGCGCACCCCGACAGCGCGGTTGACGTGCTCGGACAGCATTTGTTCCCCAGTGTGCACTAGGCGGCCCTCGACAATAAACTGGCGGACGGTGGCCGTGTGCGTCAGCAGCTCGTTGTAGCCGACGATCACCTTTTTGCGTTCGTAGGCCGCTGGCGCTATCGACGCCAGGCTAGGTGTTAGGGCAATGCTGGCAACGGCCGCCGCCTCATGGTCGATCGCGGCCCACAGTGCAGGCAGGGTGTCGGCGATGAACGCGACGGTGACACCGATCCGGCCGTCGGGCATGACGTTGGCTCGTATGCCGGTATAAGTGTTTTCGTCAATGCTGGAATCAACGGCCAGGACGCCGCCGTCGGGGATGGCCGAAACAATCAGCTTGTCAAACACGCCAGGGGCCAGCCACGATTGGGCAGACGAAATCCACAGGTTGAGCGAGGCCCTGTGGAACGCGGCTTTGTCGGCCATGTCAGATTCGTCCCGCAAGGTGTCCAGGTCCAACAGGTGTCCGATGGCGGGGTTCGCCATTGGCCAATAAACCTCGTCGGTCGTATCAACGCCCGAGGGGATGGACCATTCTGCGAAAAACAGTTTGCTGTCAGCCTTGGTGTCAATCGCCCGCAGACCCTCCTCCCGCAGTTTTAACATGGCGTGGGAATCCTCGGTGCCGGCGGTGCTCCAGCAGGACAACAACGATTGCCGCCGGGCACGTTGGCTCGGGATCGCACCGTTAAAGATTACGTCGGCGGAAATGTTCCACAGCTCGTCAGCAATGATGAAATCCGGCGAGAAGCCGTGAAACGCTCGGGGCGTGGCGGCCTGGACCAGCCAACGGGAACCGTCCGGCATGACGGCTTCGTTGCGGCCATACGACCAATAGAGCTTTGCGCCGAACTTGGTTTCCAATGTCGGGGCCAACGATTCGAACAGCTCGACAGCCAGGTCCAGATTGTGCGCGGTCGAGATCAGCAGTACCGGCTCGCCGCGTCGGATCGGCTCCTTGGTCAACACCCACAGCGCCAACGCCTTGAGCGCCACGGTTTTGCCGTTCTGCCTGGCGACCGACACCAAACTGCGCTTGTAGCAAAATGCGCCGGCGTCATCGTGGGCCAGCTGCCCCTGCAAGGCAGTGATCTGCCACGGCATCAACTCGATCCCCAACACGTCCTTGGCTAGGGCCGCCACCTCGATGCCATAAGAGCTTGAACCCTTAGGTAGTGATACGAGCCTGGGCGGGATCACGGCGGCCACAGCCGGATCAATCACAGCTTGCCCAAACACAGCCTCATCAGGGGCCTTCTGACCCTTCGGGGATACATCGAAGGATGGGGTCGGGGGCATCGTTTTTTCATTTTCAAAAAAAATTTCAGAATTTTTTATTTTTTTGCGATTTTGTGACGAAATTGCCCGCTTTCGTGCAAGGTATTCAGCGCCGCGTCGTGCATTGCATTTGTGACATGCCGGTACCCAGTTCTCGATGTCCATTGGGTCGTGGCCGCGGTCAACTTCAATGAGGTGGTCAACGGTGGTTGCCTTTGCGCGTTTGCACCAGTGGCAGGTGGTGTTGTGTTGTAGAAACTCAAGGCGCTGTGTTTTGTAGGCGGGTGTGTCAATGTCGCGGCGTGGTTTCCCTTTGCTTGTCATCGTGTTGGGCCGATCCCGCTGTTTGCTAGTGCTTCAGCGTTGTCTTTTCCGTATGCCCACAGGGCTGTGGGAAGGAAGATTGAGCCTTGGTCAAATTGCATTGAACGGGGCAAAAGCAGCATTAGGTCAGCTGTTGCGAATAGCGTGTCGCACCATTTGGTTTTGCCCACGACCGTTAACGCTACGCCGTTGCGATGTTTTATAAATTTGTTTACCCACGGGGCAGCTCTGCTGAATGGTGGATTCATCCAAACGCGACCGCGCCATTCTTGTAGTAGGCCGTCGTCGTATTGGGTAAACCATGTCCGGCACGGCACGTTATGCGGGCCTTCGGGGGGGCAGGCGACGTCTATGTCAAATGTGATTGCTAGTGCGTCAAAGATCCATTTGGGCGTCCAATAATCGTCGGACGTGTAATTTTCTTGCGCTACGGGAAACAGTCGATCATTAGCCACGGGTGATGCCGTCGCCTTTGCAGTCCGGGCATACGGTTGGCAGGCCGCCGAAGCCTTCAGCGATGACGCCTTGTCCTGAACAGTACCCACAGAGTTTTGGTTCACTCTGTAAGACACTTTCTGATTCTTTTAACGTTCTTGGTATTAGTTCTTCTTTAGACGACTGGTTTTCCGACGACTGGTTTTCCGTCGTCGGTAGGTCTCGTTTTCCCCTCAGTTTCCCCAGGATGTGCACATGCTTTGGGTAGTCGTAGAAGTGCAGCTCTGTTGTGTAGCGGCCGCGGTCGTCTTGGGCTTTGACGCGCCTGGCGTAGCCTGAGGCGATGAGCTCGTTGATGGCGGCTCTGATGGCGTCTCGGCCTTCGACGCCTTGGCGGGCAAGTGTTTCGGCGCTGGTGCGCCAGTTGTCCGGCATTGAAAGGACGTAGGCGAGGACGCCTCGGGCCCTGTAGGACAGGTACGGGTCGCGGAGCGCTCGGTTGGGTAGGACAGTGAAATCACGCTCGATGCGTGGTGTTCTGACGATCATTGTGTTGGGGCTTTCTGTTGTGTTAGTTTGATTGGTTTTCATCGCGTAGCCCTTTAAGGCGTCGCTGAATGAAATGCAAATCGGTAGGCCGCCACACATAGGTTTCGGCTCCTGCCGCGTCAAGGGTCCGGCACCAGTCCACCTGCGCTTCGCTGAGACGGCCTTTAATCGTCTTGCATTCGACGAACAGCAGTCCGTGGGTGTTGTGGGCCATGACGAGGTCGGGGAAGCCTGTGTGGCCCTGGACGTGGGTTAGCCACCTGCCGGTCGAGGACATGCCTGGGCGGACGTGGTGCACTTTCCAGCCGTGCAGGATCGCCAGGGCGATGACTTGGTCTTGGAACTGTTTTTCGCTAATCGGATACGGGTCGCCCATAATGCCTCCAAACGTCTAGGACTTCTTGGGCCGCCTCGATTTGATCTCGGGCCGCCGCCCGCAGTTTCAGGTGCTCTTCGAGTAGC